AGAGAACCCACTGCAGGTTCTGCAGCAACAGCGATTGCTGGCATCGGATCATCAGGTGTCCGATAGCAGGCTGCTGTGTAGATGATGAACTCACGCCCACCAATCTCCATCACCTTGAATGGGTTTGCTGGATCGTATGGGCGCAACACTGCTTCAGGATGCTTCTCACGCAACTGTCTGATGCGCTCTGCAACATCCACATATCCATCCATATTGAATGCCATTACTTGTTCTCCTTCTTTGGCTTGGTGGTTTTCATAACTCTAAACGGTGAGCCTTCACGCTCATACTGTGCGCACAACTCTGGGTGTTCCTCCTTCAATCGTTTCGTGTCCAACGATTTGCGACCTGCCTGCTGTCTCCATGTGATGACCTGCTGACCATTCAAGAAACCGATCTCACATCCAAGCATCATTCGTGCAAGCACATCCTTTGCTTTCGTCTCCAACTCTTCACCCTGTTTCTGCAGGGCACGACCTTCCTCCAACTGCAACAACCACTCTGCTGCTTCTGTTGGCAGATCAACACTCTCTTCCTTCAATGTGTAGATGCGAGCAATGTCAGATGCGCTGAAGTAATCCAACAACTCATCGTTGGCTGATGAGATGCCGTTGTCCACCCAATCACCAAACAGATTGCTCTCAGTGACAAGTGCGCTGATCGCTTCAGGGTTCTGTGGCAGTTGCACCACACTCATGCGCAGATCACGATCCAACACACTGAACCACACAGGACAATTGGTTACAGCCTGCTGCGCCCATCCCTGCCACAACCATTCTTCAGGCAGATCGCTGGAGTCATAGATGCTGTACCTCGTAGTCGTCTTTGCTTCAATGACGATGCTTGGCTTCTGCTCATCATCCACACCATCAAGGCTGATACTCAACCTTCCTTTGCGATAGATGACCTGCGGTGTGATGATCTTGATTCCAAGTTCCATCGCAGCGTTGTCCAGCAATGGTGCTTCCAGCAGATTGCCACGCCTAAACACTGCGCTCTCTTCCTGCACCACAGGCTCGTTGCTCTTGTCTGCGAACAGTTCGCCACGAGTCTTGTATGGGGATGCGCCCATTAGGGCTGGTATGTCTGATGCGCCGAACACGCATTTTCCTTGTTCGTCACGCCATCTGGCAAGCAACCATTCCTTGCTTCCGTGTCTTTCCTTCTTGATGATTTCCATGTGTCCTCCTCGTGTCGTGGTGTGTGTTCAGTTTGTCTTGTGGGTGTAACGGGGTTTCTTTGCGAGACAGGTTGGGCAGGTGTGTTCGTCACCGTTGCTGCTCCAGCCTGCGCTCTCTACAAACTGCTGTGCGAACTCTGCTCGCTCATGGCTGAACAGATCGTTGAATCCGCATGAGTCGCACTGCGCTCCATACCTCGTCTTGATGCTCACTTGTCTGCCATCCGATCTGCTTGCGGATCACGAACTTCCCAGACTCCTCTGCGCAGTTTGCGGAACACATCCATGCGACTCTCAATGAACTTGCGCACCGTTGGTGCTGAGAGTCCTGAGAGTTGCTGAAGGTCAGCGAGTGTCACCTCTGCAAAGAGGTTGTTCTTGCACCAGTTGAGAATATCTTTGTATTGATCTTCTCGTGTGATGCTGTCTGGTGAGCGATGCGCTGTGGCAAGTTGCGATGCGAGCCACTGTGGATCAACCTTCTCTCTGATGTTGGTTGGCACATGAGCGACCCAGAGTGGTCTGCCATGTGTGGCGATTGCATCACCAACGATCTCTGCTGGATTCACTTTCCCTCCTCTGTTGTGTTGTAAACCTTGACACTGCCATCTTCAATCGCTGCTTGATAGCCCTTTGCGATGAGTGCGTTTTCAATCCTGTTTATTTCCGTGTTGAAACGAACCAATGCTGCTTGCTTCTCTGTTGCAATCTGCTCTTCCGTCTTTGCAATCGTTGGAACACGATCTGCTGGATTGTCAAAACGAACAATGAAATCGTCACCTGCTGCATGAACGGAGTAACCGTATCTAACTGTTCCATAACCACGAACCATGCGACTAGATGTGTAACCAGCCTTTGGAATCCGTGCATCATTGAGTGTGCGCACAATGCCCACTTGTGTTGCCTTCTTCATCTGATGACCTCCTCTTGTCATACCCTCATTCTAAGCACATTCTGAGGACAATAGCAAGGATCATTTCACCCAATGAATACAAGGGTTTTACGGGGTGGGGAGCAGCCCCACCACCACCAGCAGTGAGGCTGCTCAACCCGAACAGCAGGTGCGGAGAAGGAGGACACACCTGCTGCAGCACCTCACCTTAGATGACGGAGACTCTCCAAACCATTCTCAGAAAGCACCTTCACTTCACGCACCATCCCGATCGGAATGTGCATCGCATGAATGCCCTCATCATCACAGAGCGACTGCCACAAAGTGACATGATCCTTCTTGCTTCCAGCCTCACCAACAGGAATCAGAAACCCGACACTCTCAACAATCGTCTCACCGTCATCCTCATACTCAGCCAACTCCAGCCAGCCAGCATCACTCATGTGCGCATCAGCCCAACGAATCAACACGATGCTGAACTTCATCACTCACCAGCCTTCACGCTTGCGATCCGCACAGAACACTGGTGCTTGGAAGGTGATGTTCTTCTCTGGTGTGATCAACGCCAATGCCTGCTGAGGCTGCTCAAATCCGAACCCCATGATCAGTGCGTACTCATCCACACCTTTCAACGATCCGTTCACAACCATTGATGGGGTGGAAATGTATTGATGCCAGTGACCTAACCAGAGTGTCTGGAACGATTTGCCTGTTGCCATGTATCGCTGATGCTTCCTTGCTCGCATCCGCATGATCGGTGGATAGATGCCACCGATACCGCCACCACCAGACACCTGATCGCCATGCGTGATGAGATGCCCATGCTCATAAATCTGAATCCACGCATCAGCAGACTCTGGGATTGTGAAGGTCACACGCTTGTCCTTGCTGAAGTGACGCTCAACCATCTTGGCAATCAGCCAATCAAAGTTCGTGCGCACACGCTGCTTCATTCGAGGCTTGCGTGTAGTGCGCCCATGATTACCCACCACACTCACCACATGACACTTCTTGAACTCATCAGTGAGCAACTGCACTGCTGCAGCAACCTGTTCAGACCAGAACAACAGTGAGCCAATCATGGTGTCCTCGTTGGTGATCTGAAGTTCCTCGTGGATATCTCCAGTGAATATGTCGCCACCCAGAATCAGAACCACACCGTCATAGGTGACACCCGACAGATAGTGCCTGCTGAGTTTGATCACATTCTGCGCCCACTTCTCTAGACGCATCACAGCAATCTCACGGTTGTATGCGTTCAACCCTTCCAACTCTTCAGGATTCACCACCTCATCAAAGTGTGTATCAGACAGCATCACCACGAGCGTTGCTGCAGATCGCTTCGGTTTCGCTGGCACAAGCCACGATGGAGGCTGAATGTGCTGTGTCTCCACCTGTTCAACGATGGAGAGTGTGCGTTCAAGTTCCTCTACACGCAGGATCAGTCGCTCGTTATTGGATTGCAGCAGAGTGTTCTGCTTGCGAATCCGTGACTCCTCTGCTCTATCTGGCTGTTCTTGTGCGATCTCGTCACGCAAGTTCACGATAGATACCAGTCGTGCGATAGCGATACACAGTCGCCTCAGAGATTTCTATCCCATGACGCTTCAGCACCGTTGCGATGCTTCTGCCCGTGATCATTGGATCATCAAACGCTGCAACCAAATCCTTGCGATCTTGCGGAGAGAGCAGGTGTTTGATCTTGGTGATGGCTGGTTTCCTTCCAGCCGATCCTGATGGTTCAGACTTTATTTCGCTTAGGAGTTTGCTCATTTGGTAGCCCTTCTCTGTGCTGATCTAAATGCTTCTCCAATTTATCATCAACACGATTGATTGTGCGATAGATGCGCTGCAGTTGCCCTTGCACAATGGCGTGATCCTCAGCGTTCTCTGTGCGCATCTCCCGTGCTTCTTTGCGCATGGTCTGAAGCAGGATGCCTAGCAGACCGCCGATGGTCGTGATGACAGCAACGACTACAGCAGCCCAACCCTGATCCATATCATGCCTCAGTTACAGCAGGCGGTGGGTTCTGTGCAAAGAACTCTTTGATCTGCGGAGCAGACTTCTTTCCATCCACCTCATAATGAAACCAGTCGCCGTTCGGCGCACCATGCACCTCAGGCTTGTCATAGTTCTTCCACGCATCACGATCGCATCTGTATGCACGACCGAACTTCTGTGGGAAATAATCAATCACCATTTCAATGCCCAAAGCATCAGCGTTCTTCACCAGATAATCCATCGCAGCCATCGCCTGCTTGCGACCACCTTTCGGTTTGCCACGCTTACCATCACCCATGTTGCGCCATGAAATATCGGTGGCTCTTCCCGTTGCGTGAACGCTGAGCGATTCCTTCCCCCTCATTTTTCTTACCCCGAAACCACCATTGAACCAGAGCGCAGGATAAGCCTTCGTTAGTTCCTTCCACAGAGCAGTGTTCTGAGGATGCTCAGACGCTGCAGCACCATCCTTGTTGCCTGTGTACGGTCGCTTGCTCATCGTGCAGCCTTCTTCTTGGCGATCTTCGCAGGTGACGCACCGAACGCTGCATCAATCTCGTCACGAGTAAGAGTGCCATCCACCGATGCACGAGCCAACGACTCAACAACCTTGAACACGCTGACCGCACCAGCGAGCAATGCGCTCTTCCAAATCTCCAACTCAGGTGCAATCACTGCTGCACCAGTCACAACGCCAAGAGCGTTCGTGAGGAACAGAGCCAGAATACGACCCAACACATCCTGCATCTTCTTCATTGGTCATCGCCTTTCTTCAGCATGGTCGCCAGAAAATGTATCAGCACAGTGAGGCAAGTAATCCATAGAGCCTGACGCAGCGTTGTGCCAGAGAGCGTGAGCAGAACTAGACCTGTGCCAGCCCACACCCATGCGTTCTCAATCAGATAATCGTGCAGTCGTTTCATACTTCACCTAGTGTTTGACTCTAGTTGCTGCTGCAGCAAGCGTGACTCCTGCACTCACAGCCACCAGCGTTCTACGCACCGCAACAGGAATAGTTGATCCCAACGGAACATAGTCATCAAAGCCCTCACCAAAGATATTGATGCTGTCCTCAAATGCTTCACGCACTTCTGCTGGTGCGTCTTGCACAGCCTCCACAAGCGCAGCGATCTGCGTATCAGTGAGTTCGGCAACATCCAAAGCCTCAAAGATTTCTGCTACCTGTTCCGCTGTAGCCACAGACAGAACCTCTGAACTGGTTGCCATCACAAGAGCCTGCTCTGGTGTGGGCTGTTCTCCAGCCTCCAGAGAAGAGAAAAGTTGGGTGGGTACATTCTCTGCAGGCACGGTTTCTGAAGCGTCTGGGAGGCTCTCAGAGGGCAATGCGGTCACTATGGCATCATCCACCACAGGCGATAGCGTGTCCTCCAATGGCTGCATATCTTGATCTACTGCTGGTGTTTCTAACTGTTCTGGGGATTCCTCTGGCAGCACTTCAGGCACGATCTCCACGAGTTCGGGTTCTGTTGTTGTCGGTGGAACTGTGTCTGGTGGGATGGTTTGTGTGGGTGCTGGTGACATATCAACGCTAGGAGGTTGAGATGATGTGGTTGCTGCTGGTTCTGTTGTTGTGGTGGTTTGGGATACCGTCACAGGTTCTGGTTCTGTTGTTGTTGTGGTTGATGTACCGACAACTGTTGAAGTCGTCAAAGCGACAGTTGTAGAAGTTTCAGTTATTTCAGTTGTCGCTGGTGTCTGAACTGTTGATGTTGTTGAGGTTTCCTGAACTGTCGTAGAAGTAGTGGTCGTGGCAGGGACAGTCGTTTCTAGGACAGTAGTAGTAGAGGTCGTTGTTGTCGGGGTGGATGTTGTTGTAAATGCCCATTCAGGAACGATCTCCCATCCTGCATCATTGATGTTCCATGCCAGCATAAAACAAGTCCCACCACCCCACTCAAAGAACCAGCCATCCAACGGGTAGATACCCTGCATAACGGGAAGTC